GGCCGGCATCATCACGTTGTCCTGCGACCAGATCGGGCCGTTCAGGGCATCCGTCAACACGAGCTTGTAGGCGACGCCGGGCGTGAGATAGATCGGCCCAAAGAGTCCGCCCGCGCTGGCCACGACGGGATTCGTGTTCGGCACCAGGCCGGCGCTGTCGCTTGTGGTCGCGAGCGGCGTCGACGGCGTGCCGGCCACGTAGGTGTTCAGCTTCGCGCCCGGGACGACGACGCCCAGGTCGCTGAGGATGCGCAGTCGTGCGTCCGGAGTCAGGAGCGCGGTGACCGCCATCTAGCGCGTCCTCCAGGAGCCCGTGCGGTAATCCCACCAACTGCCGCGCGTGCCCGGCAGCCCGAGGCCCACCGTCGACAAGGACGGCACGACCAGGTTGTTCGCGAAGATGCGCGCGCGCGCCTTCCCGGCTCGAGCGACCTGGTTGGCGGTGAGCGTCAGGTGAAACAGGTCGACGATCGCTTCCATCAGCGTCAACTCGAGCGCGGACTGATAGCCGGGCGCCAGGTTGATCGACGCGGTTTGCAGCACGGCCGCGAGCGCCGTGCGCGTCATCACGCGGACCGTCGTCGCGCTCGCCGGCAGGCCCGTGAAATACAGCTCGCCGTTCGGCACGCTGGGGTTGTAGAACGCCTGCGTGAGGAGGCCCGGGTTCAGCACAGACTGCCCCAGCCACCAGCCCGGATCGTCATGCACCGTGATCGGGGAAAACATCCCGACGCCGACCTGCCACGCGAGGCCGTCGATGTGCGCGGGGCGCACGGGCAGCACCCACGTGCCGGTCGGGCCGATCGTGTGCGGGTTGAGACTCGGCGTCGTGACGAACGTCGAGAAGACTTCGGCGACGCTCGCCTGCGGATCCGCGCCCCAATCGTCGAGGATCAGGTTCATCGCGTCGCACACGTCGGCCGCGTCCGAGGCTTTCATCGTCTCGCCGCTGCCGAGCGCACCGATGCCCTTCATGGCGTTTCTGATGATCGTGAGCGCCGGGACTAGCGGCATGACGGCGGACTCCTCACGGCGTGTAGTACCCGCTGATCACGAGAAACTTCGAGCCCGCGGTCGAGTTGATCCAACAGACATCGACGTTCTGCGGCAGCCGCAGCGGCGTCAGAAAGCGCTGCGAGGTGGTCGTCTGCACCGCGGCCGTCGCGAACGCGCCCCAGAACACCGTGGTGCCGGTCCCGCACGTCGTGCCGGTCCCGTACTTCAGGGTGTTGAAGCTGTCGGCCGCGATGCCGCCGGCGTTCGCTGAAAACGAAATATCGGTGATGTTCAGCGCCATGCCGGGGCGTGCCGCGCAGGCGCCGCCGACCGCCGTGATCGTCGTCGCCGTCGAGACGGTCACGACGCACTGCACGGGATCGCCGCGCTGGATCTGGGCGTGCGCGGCCGGCCACACGAGGCCGGTCAGGAGGAGGAGCGCGACGATCCAGCCCGCGCGCCTCATTTCTTGTCCTTCGGCGGGGCGGCTGGCTCGGCGGCTTTCGGATTGCGCTGGAGTCGGTAGCCGGCCTTCAGTTTCGCGGCGAGGTCGTCGGCGTCGTGAGCGGTGGCGGTTTCGGCGGACTCATCGGTCTTGCCGCGATAGACGAGACGGGGGGTGTTGGCGTCGGAACTCATGGACATACCTCGGACACAAGAAACGGGCGAGCCGTCACGACGACGGCCCGCCCTCTGAATAAACGAATGGGACTACGCGATCGGCGCCGCGGTGCTGCCGAACGCCCAGAGCTCCCAGGCTTCAGATCCCTTCGTCGCGTTCGTGCAGATGAAGGTCAGCCGCTTCGAGACGAGGGTGATCATCGTGAGGACGGCCGCGACGCCCGCGATCGTCTTCTTAGTCACGCCGGTCCCGAGGCCGATCGTCAGCGTGGTATCGCCGTAGTTGATGACGTCGGCGTCGAAGGACGTGCCCACCTGGCAGCCTTCAATCGCCGCACAGAGCAGCACCGCGCTCGGCGTCGTGATGGTGGCGGCGTCCTGGCAGTCGACCGGGAGCAGGCCTTGCAGGATCTGCGCGACGGTGAGCGTCAGGGGCGTGAGGGCCGTCGTGACGACGATCGTCGTCGCCGTCTTGGTCGGATAGACGACCGTCCCGAGGCGCCCGTACTGCACGCTGGGCGCGAACGTGTTCATGCCGTTGTCCATGACTAGATGCCTCCTGCGACGGCAATCGCGTTGCCGGAATAGAACTCGCCGAACCCGAACGGGCAATCGAAGCGGATGATGTTCTCCATCAGCCGGGTATCGAAGTCCTGGACGAAGGACACGGCGAGCCCGGACGTCGGGTCGCGTTTCGTGCTGCTTTTGAACTTGCCGCCGCTCGGGGGGAGCGACAACTTGACGCCGACGAGCGCGAAGGCGTCCTTGGGCAGCGCGAGGCTGATGACGCCGGTTTTCGCCGTCGCGGCGGATCCGGCCGTGTTGGTGCCCGGCCAGAGCGTCAGGTCCGCGCCCGCCAGCGGCAACGCGCTGACGTTCTGATAGGGCGAGCCCGGGCCGTACATCGGCGGCGAGAAGGTGATCGTGGACGTGGTGGCGGTCAGCAACGTCTGCGTCAACATGGTGAAGTCGCGCAGGCGGCCCGTCGAGCGTCGTGTCGCGTTGTTGGTTTCGTTCGAGGCGGCAAAGTTGATCTTGTCGCCGATGACGAACGTATCGCCGCTCGTGTGCGTGATGTTGATCGAGGTGATCCCGGTGCCGAGGTCGGCCGGCGCGACTGGCGCGGTCGTGACTTCCACGACGCCCGCCCACGCGCCCGAGGTGTGCGTCCAGAGGCTGGCGCTCTCGAAGGTGTCGAACGTCTGCGCCCGGCCGATCGCGCCTTCTTTGAAGGCGTGCGTGATCTCGGCCATCGGCGCAAACAGCGGCAGTTCCGCGGCGGTCAGCGCGCGGCCGATCGACGTGTTGAGGATCATCTTGCGCCCGCCGGAGCGATCGCCCAGGTTGACGAGCCGCGCGCGCGACGCGCCGAACACCTGATCGAACGTGGTCGGGTTGGTGCCCAGGACGCCGACGACGGTGCCGGCGTGGATGTACGCGTACTTCGCGCAGCGGTCTTCGATGTCCTGGTACATCGTGTTGGTGGCTGGATCGACGATGTCTTCGCTCAGGGCTTCCTCGAAATGGCGCGTCTCGAGCGCGCGCTGCAGCACGTCGAAGCCGAAGTGGACCTTCGCCATCTGATCAATCCGCACGTCGGTCGCGCGGTCGATCACGGGCTGGGGCTCGTAGCCGAGATCGTTGTTGTTGCCGGGCAGGAACTGCACCGGATACGGGACGCGCACCCGCGCGCCGGTCGCGAAGCTCTTGGTGAAGTTCTTGTTGTACGAGGTGTTGAACGCCTCAGAGATGACGAGCTTGTTCGTCAGCTTCCGCAGCGTCTCGCGCGCCAGGAAATCGGTGTAATCGAAACTATTCGGAGCGGGCATCTGTTACTTTCTGAGGCGCGCCAGGTCGCGGGCGTTCATCGCCGCGTTGTAGGCGGCCGTATCGTCGTCGCGGATCGCCCGCTCGACGGCGTCGCCAGGCGTGGCGCGGGTCGAGAGCGTGGGCGGCGGCGGCGGCGCGTGGGTGGATCGCGCCGCGGCGGCCGGGGCGGTCAAGCGATCGCCGAGGCGGACCAGCTCTTTCAGCTGCTCTCTCGGACCGAGCGCGAGAATCCGTCGCCGTTCGCCCGCGTTCGCGGGTTGCTGCAAGTGGTAGAGAATCTCGGCGCCTGCCTCGTCTTCGAGGACCCAGAGATCGGCGGCACTGCCCTGCGGAATTTCCGTCGGCGCCAACATGGCGACGGCATCGAAGTCCGCATGGGCCGCGCGGGCCACGGCGGTTCGCGCTTCAAACTCGGTTTTGACGCGGTGGAACTCGTGCTGGCGCCGGCCTTCCTGCTGCTCCGCTTCCCACGTCTCGCGGTGTTGCGCGTTGATCGCGGCGACCTTGTAGTCGGTCAACGCTTCGAGATACGCGGGATCCGCGGTGCCGTAGGTGAAGGCTTCCGGGTCGGGTTTGACGAGACCAGCCGGGGCGGCGGACGAGGCCGCAGGTCGGGCGTCGGCGTTCGGCTGGGTCTGACGGGCTTCGAGCGTGCGAATGTGGCGTTCGGCGCGATCGGCACGGTCGCGTTCTCTCGCCCGATCGGCGAGCACCTGATCGATGCGCTCTTTAGTCTTGTCTTTGAGCGCGGGGTCGGCCGGTTCCGAGGCGGCCTGCGGGGGCGCGTCCGTTGACGCGGCCGGGTCTTGCACCGGCGTGGCGGCTGACGAGGCCGCAGCGGGCGTCGTAACTGGAGAATCAGTCGGCATCGCGCCGGTCCTGCGCCAGTCCTGCAGCTGCTCGTCGCTCAAGCGGTCGAGCGCGTCGCTGTCGGAGACGGGCCAAGCGTCGGCGGCCGTGGACGAGACGGCGGGGAGGGCGTCCGGAACAATCGGATCGGGCACGGATGACTCCGCGCGCGTCGCCTCTCGCGCGTCGCCCTGTGCTCGATGGCCTCAACGAAAAACGGCGTGTCGCATTCCGGGTCTCTGCCCGGCGCAACACGCCGCCTCTCGTGTGTGGCCCTTGTCGTAACTGGCAGCGTCGGGCGAGACGCCGATCGGGTATCCCCTAGCCAGTCGCGCAAATCGTTACGTCACATGCGGTTTCACTCTACCGCGCGCGTCGGGTTGGGCGTCGGCGTCCAGCACGGTCGCGCCGATGAGTCCACACCGGCACCGATGCGCATGCCAGCTTGGGTCATAGATCGCGTAGTCGTGGACGTGACCTGCCCTGGCCCGTAGTTCGTTCCACTCACGCAACAGCAGCGCATCGCCGAACTGATAGCCCTTGGGCAACGGGCTGCGCTTCCGGTCCGTCACGCCGCTTCCTCGTCGTCGTCCTGCAGGAGTAACAACAACAGCGCGAGCTCGTCGCCGGCGTCCCCTCGCCCCACACGCGCCGACCGGGCCCGCGCCACGGCCGAGACCGAGACGCGCGCCCGACCCACCGCACACCGTGCCGCCACACCGAGCGGATGCGCAATCGCGCCGACCGCCGGTCGCCCCCCAGCTTGTCGGACTGTGCCGACGGCGCGCACCGTGCCGACGCTGAGTGTGGCACTGACCCCGAGCGGCCGCGCCGTGCCCGTCCTCGGCCAGCGCGCCTCGTGGTTGAACCAGCCGCCAGCCCGTCGGGTGCCTGCACCGGTGGCCGTCGCATCGCCCACCGCCCAGGTCGCGCTGACGCCCAGCGGGTGCGCGGTGGCATCGCCCGTGGTGCCGCCCGTCGCGATCGCCGTGCCGACGTTCCAGACCGCGTCGACGCCGGCGGGACTCGTGAGCGCACCGCCCGTCGCGGTGGCCGTGCCGACGGCCCAGAGCGCACTGACGCCGGTCGGGCTCGCGAGCGCCGTGCCCGTCGCGACGGGCGTGCCCACCGCCCAGGTCGCGCTCACGCCGTCGGGTGACGCGGTCGCGTCGGTGCCGCCGGTGGCTGAAGCGGTGCCCACGACCCAGGTCGCGCTGACGCCATCAGGGCTCGCGAGCGCGGCGCCGGTGGCCACGGCGGTGCCGAGCGCCCACGTGGCGCTGACGCCGGCCGGGCTCGCCGTCGCGCCGGCGGTCGCCACGGCCGTGCCGACCGCCCAGGTCGCACTGACGCCTGCGGGTGATGCCGTCGCGTCGGTCCCGCCGCCGGCGGGCTTCAGCGCCGCCATCAGCAGAATCCACGCGCCGCTGCTGCCTGAGAAGTTGACGGTCTGCGGTGCGCCGCTCCCGCCGGTCAGCGCTTTGAATTCGGTCCAGTCTTGGACGGTGTCGTCGGCGCCCTTCGCGAACCCTGAGCCCACCGCCGTGATCGAATCATTCGATGCGCCCCACGACAGGCAGTTCGCGTCGGCCGGCGTGACGGTCCCAGTCGGCGCCCCGGATGCGGCTGACGCGCTATTGTTCGCGCTGGCCGGCGCCGTCGTGTCGTTCCCGTCGAAGACATCGACGAGCATGTTGCCGAAGGTCGCGAGGTTGACGGAGTAGGTGATCGTGATCGTCGTCGCGCCGGTGCCGTTGGCGACGGCCCACCAGCTTTGCATCGCGCCCGAACCGGCCTGCGTTTTCCGGGCGTTGAGAATCGTCCACGTATTGCCGGCCGTGTCGCTAATCGTGAACGTCGTCGTCGTGGTGGCATGCCCGGCGGCCACCAGGATTAACCGGCCGACGGCGCCGGGCGTCACACTGACCGTGCGCGTCGTGACGCCAGAACTCGACGCTTGTTGTGCGCCGCCGGTAATCCGCGACCAGGCCATTTAGGTCATGCGGACGGCGGCGGTCGCCGCGGCCGCCGCGGGGAGCGCGACCGTGAACGTGCCCGCCGTGCTGACGATGTCGCCGCCGAAGTCGAGCACGGCGACCGCCTTGTTGCTCTTCGAGCTGTTGTAGATGAGCGCGCCGCGCGCGGTGATCGTCGACGTCGGCCAGGTCGGATCACTGAAGTCGAGCATCGCGGTGTCGGTGTCGAGCGCCGTCGCGAGCCCCGCCAGTGTCGCGCCGCCGGCGGTGTAGCCGGTGCCGACAACCTCATTCGACGTGCTGTACGCCGTCGTCGCTTTCGACAGCGCCGCGGCACTCGTGTAGAGCGCCATCTTGTAGGTGTCGCCCGACAGGTGCACGCCGGCGACGGTCGGCAGGCACTCGAGCTTGAACGAATTACAGATCGCCGCGGTGATGGCCATGGGTTAGGTTCCTGCCTGGTCGCTCTGATCGCCTTCGATCGACGCGGAGACGAGGGATCCGTCCTCGCCGCGCGTGATGTTGATCTTCCGTTTCCCGCGCGTGGCCTGGCGCTTGGTCTCGTCGGCCTGCTGCGCGAGTTGCGCGGCGTGCTCGAGCTTTTCCCGGTGCATCTGGTACTGCTGCGCGCGATCGGCGGCGTTGTCGTCGAGCACGCCCAGGCGGGCTTGTTCCTCGCGGAAGAACTCGTCGTCCTTGACCTTCGCGCCGATCTCCGCGACGGCGAGTCGGGTTTCCGCCTCGCGCCGGGATTGCTCGTCGGCGAGCTTCTCCTTCGACGCGATCTCGAGCTTCGCGATCTCGAGCTTGTTGGCGAGCTCGGCCTGTTTCCCCTTCAGCTCGCCGTCCATCTGTTTGGCGATGCCGTCGAGTTGCTGGAGCTGCTCTTTCAGCTTCGCGAGTTCCTGCTGCAGTTGCCGCGGGTCGGGCGGCTCCCCTTGTTTTTTCTGCTGCCGCGCCTGCTGCATTTCGGGCGGCTGCAGGAATTCGAGGGCTTCGGCCATCTGGTCGCCGACCGGGCCGAGATCCAGCAGCTTGATCGAGTCGGCCGCAATCACCGGGAAGGCCTGCGGATTGGCGAGGAGGGCCATCGCCGCGTCCTTCCCCGCTTCGCGCTGGCTGTCGTTGGTGGGGCCGGTCGAGATCGTGATGGTGTGGCGGCCGACGTCCATCCGAAGATCCTTCGGGCCGTAGGCGGCGGACCCATCCTGCGCGCGCCCCGTCATCCGGTTGACCCATTCCATCTTCACGTTGTCGTCGGGCAGCCGCGTCGCGATCTCTTTCGGGGTGTCGTCGTAGGAGGTCAGGAGGTCGTCGTATTGCTCGCCGAGGAATTTCAGCGAGTCGTCATAGTGGTCCTGGAAGTCATAACTCCCGAGGTCGCCGGACTGTTTCAGCTTGTCGAGCGCCACGCCGCTCGTCACCTTCGTGCGGCCCAGACTGGTGTCGCTGGCGTTGTAGTGGCCGAGCGCGTTCTGGATATCGCGCTGGTACCCGTCGGCCGCGATCATGTCCGCCTGAATGTCGGGCTCGCGCGTGCCGTACTGCGGCAGCGGCAGAATCTGCCCCGTCGCTCCGTCGACGATCGGCTTGAACTCGATCCAGGGGACGTGGACCTGCGTCGCGCGCTCGATCGCCGCGATCGCGGCCGGCCCCGCCTGCCCTTCGTAGCCCATCAACGAGGCCTTGACCGGGAGCGCGAGCTTCTCGAGGATCGTCGATTTCGTCCAGTTGTAGCCCTTGGCCGCGTCGCGCGCGAAGCGGTGATACGAGAGGATCATCTTCTCGCTGTCGCCGGTCGCGTTGGTCTTGTAGACGATGCGGCCGTAGCAGGCGGCAAACGGGATGTACTTGCCCTTCCACGGGTGCTTCGCCGGCTGGCCCTCGTCCGCGAGCAGCTCGACGCCGTTCGTGAGGTACATGCAGACCTCGCGGTGCGGGCGGCCGTAGCCTTTCGGATTCGGGGTCTCGTGGAGGCGCCAGCACTCGGCGACCTGCACGCGCGTCGACGTGATCCACTTCCCCGCTTTGACCAGCACATCGGCGTCGAAGTTTTTGATCTTCGCGTGGGGGAACCGGCGCCGAAATTCGGCGTGCGACATGCTGTCGAGAAACACGCAGCGCTTCCAATCGCGGCCCGAGGTCGATTGCCCGTCGGAGTCGGGGATGACCTGGTCGGGGTTCGGAATGCTCTTCGTGCGAAAGACCTGGTTGTCGGTGTCCTCGTCCTCGTATTCGGCGACGATGCGCGCGAAGCCGTAGCCGCGCGTCAGGCAGTCGCTGAACATCTGGCTGTAGGCTTCCTGCGCGTGCGATTGGTATTCGATCTCGCGGATGCGGTTCGCGCGCAGCTCGGCGCTCTCTTTCGTGGCGCCGTTCCCGGCCGGCGACACCTTCACGCCGCGCTTGTTCATGCGGACGCTGTTCTCGATCTGGTTGCGGTACTGGCTGATCTGATCGAGGTTGAGTATCGGACGGCCGGCGCGCGCGACCTCGTCGTCTTTCGTCCAGGTCTCGTTGGCGGCGTAGGCCACGTCGATGGCCGCTTCGGCGCGGATCTTGGTGAGGTTCTCGACGTCGTAGTCGTAGTCGTCGCGCAGTTCCTTGAGGAGGGTTTCGTCCTCGGCGGAGATGGCGGGCGCGGTGTCGTCGGTCGCGTCGGCGAGGCGACTGGTCTCGGTGTCGGCCATCAGCGGCGACCCGTCGCGAGCCAGCGGAGGCGCTGCCACACCGTGGGCCTCGCCATCAGGTCCATCACGAGCGTCTGTAACTGCCCAACGGATCGCTGGAGGTCCGCATCCGTCGCGTTGAGGCGTTCAGCTTCGAGCCGGTCGTACTCGCCTTGGCGCTGGAACGCGTCGCGGACCATGTCGCGGTCCTTCACCATCTGGCCGGCGAGCGCTTCAATGACGAGTCCCTGGTCCTCGATCTGCTTGGTGAGTTGGGCCGTGCGGGTGCCTTGCGCGCGCTGCTCGGTGCCGTTCATGGTTGACGCCCGGCCGGGCGCGCAATCGCCCCGTGGGCGCGCTGCAGCGTCTGGAGATCGGCTTTACTGATCGCGGTCGTATCGGCGGCGGTGGCGCGGCGCCAGTTGCTGTCGGTCTGGGCGAGGGACTGGCCGCAGGCGCTGCAGATGGCGAGCGTGCCGACGACGACGGCTGGCTCAGCGGTCGCGCCGCAGGCTGGACAGGCGATCATCAAGCCTTCACCCTCGCACGTTAGCCCCAGCGGCTGCGCGGTGGCGGGGGCGGCGGCGGGGCGGGTTTCGCGATCGCGACGGACCGCGCGAAGGTCAAGACGAACGCGTCGGCGTCATCGGGCGAGGCCACGCCGCGTTTCTGCATATCGGCCTTCGACTCGATCACGAGCTTGCCGCTGGCGTTGATGTGATAGCCCGGCAAGGCGAGCTGCCCGCACACGTGATCGTCGTCGGGCAAGCTTCCCAGAAGACAGTGTTCCTTCGCTTTCCGGTACATGAACGCGCGCTGGTTCGCATCGTGGGCATCCGGGCTGTCGCCGCCAAACGTGATCTCGTGCACATTGGTGTGGCCGAGCGCCTGGAGGCGCGAGGCAATCGCCGCCCCGAAGGCGCTGTCGATAAAGAGCGCCGCGAGCTGATGCTCGGGTCGTCGGTCGTTCAGGAGCTCCGCGCAGAGGGCGATGCGGGCCGATCGATCCGGGTCCTTCTCGCCGGGCATCCGGATCGCGGGGATCGGTTTGCCATCGGCACCAAGCGGGTTGCCGCAGAGGCCGCGGCGGAACCGAATCACGTTCCAGGCTTTCCCGCCGCCACTGACGTCGAAGCCGGCGACGAGCGGATCGTCCTGCAGTGGGACCATCACGCGGGCGCGCGCCTGGTCGATGCGGCCTTTGTCGATGTACTGCAGCTCGTCGGCGTTTGGTGGGTAGCCGAGAATCCGGACGCGCACGAAATCGGAGTCGAGGCCGTAGTCTTCAATCTGTTGCGCGATCAGGGTGGGGTTCGGAAAGCGCGACGTCCGGGAATCCACGCGCCGATGGTTCCAGCGCGCCGCCATCTTGCCGAAACAGACGTTGTGGAACTCGCCCGTGTTGCGCACCATCTGCCCGAGCGCGAACATCATCGGCTCCCCGTCGAGCAGGCCGTTGTACGCGACTTCCCAGACGAGATCGACGACCTCGCTCGCTTCATCGAACCAGTACCACGATGTCGACCGCTTTGCGTGCTGACCGGCGAAGGCCTGCGCGTTTTGTTTTTTGCAGCTTTGCATCTGCACTTTCCACGTCGCACTGAGCGGCACACCGAGCGCGTCGACGCCCTTGGCATAGATGCCGGTCTCCATCACGTCGAACCAGGGCGCGGTGATACACATCCCCATCCAGTACTGAATGGCGGGCCAGGTGCGCGACTCGAGCTGCTGGTAGCCGCCGGCCGTGATCGTCCCGTCCGAGTGGGGCCGCGTCGACAGGATGAAGCACGTGATCCAGCCGCATTTCGCGGTCTTGCCGGTATCGTGGCCGCTGCTCTCGGAGAAGCGGATCGGCATGACCGGCGTGGCGCCGTCGAACGCGTTGGCGGTGATTTCGCGGCCGAGGTCGATCAGCCACTGGCGTTGGTTGTCATCCGGGCCGGCTTCTTTTTCGAGGGCTGAGCCCTTCTGACCCCACGGAAAGGCGCCCAGGACGAACTTGAGCGGATCGTTGCGGCAGCTCGCGACCCAGGTCTCGAGCTGCGCGTCGTAAGTCGCCGCGGTGATGGCCTCGCTCATGGCGCGCGTTTCAGGGTGGCCATCAACCGGGCGATGCGGGCGGCGGCGTCGCTCGGGCCCACCCTGACGTCGATCTCCTGTTCCTTCGGGCGGTCGAGCGCGCGATCGAGCAGCGACGTGAACGCGTGGACCGACGGATCCTTCTCCCAGACCTCGATCAGCT